TACAATAAGGGTATCAGATTCAAATGGCACTGAAACTATAAAGGTTATCACATTAGATGAATGTAAATACGAACCAAAGAAAGTAACCTTTGTAAATAAGTTTGGAGCATTACAAGATATGTTCTTCTTTAAAAAATCAGTTGAAAAGATGACCGTTAAAAAGGAATCTTACAAAGCAAACATAAGAAATCAATATGATGCTTACAGTATAAGCAGTCACGTTAACAGGGAATTTAATGTTGTAGGTAGTGAAAGCATTTCTTTAAGTAGTGGTTTTTTAAGTGAAGAATACAACGAAGTATTTAAACAACTAATGTTATCAGAAAAAGTTTGGATAACAAACGTTACAGATACAGACGTACAAGTATTACCCATAAATGTTAAAACAAGCAACATCACTTATAAGACTTCTTTAAACGATAGGCTTGTAGAATACACAATAGATTTTGATAATTCATTTGACACTATAAACAACATTCGATAGATGCAACAAATACAACTATATATTGAGGGGCAAAGAGTTGATATGTTCAAAGATGAAAGTGTAAGTATTACGCAATCAATAAAGAACGTAAAAGATATTGGTAAAGTGTTTACTGATTTCACAAGAACGTTTTCAATACCTGCTTCTAAAATAAATAACAAAATATTTAAGCATTATTATAACTTTGATATTGAAAATGGTTTTGATGCACGTATAAAAAAGAGTTCAAATATAGAGTTGAATAGTTTACCATTTAGAAATGGTTTAATTAAATTAGAAGGTGTTGATTTAAAGAACAATGTACCACATACTTATAGAATAACATTCTTTGGAAGTACAGTAACTTTAAAGGACTTATTAGGAGAAGATACATTAGCTTCTTTGGAAAGTTTAACTTCGTTTAATAAAACTTATGATGCTACAAGTATTCAAGATGGACTTGAAGCAGACCCATCAAACAATGATGTTATTGTACCATTGATTACACACACACAAAGGTTGTTTTATAATAGTGCAAATGGTAATCACGAAGAAGGGAATTTACATTGGCACGGAGGAGGTGGTTCAAATTATCACGGAGTTTTGTATTCAGAACTAAAATATGCAATTCGTTTGCATAGAATAGTTGAAGCAATAGAAACAAAGTATGGAATTACTTTTAGTGATGATTTCTTTGTAAATACAAATGCACCTTATTACAATCTTTTTATGTGGTTGCATAGAAAGAAAGGAGATGTTGAGAATTTAGGGGATACTAACCAAACAATAATGAGTGGTTGGGATGCACCTTACATAAATGATACTCTTACAAAAACATTTTTAAAGAATAACACAACATTAGAAATTTACGGAGTAATGCAACAATATACCGTAAATACAGAGTTGAATTTTTACACGAATAACACAACAGACCCTTATAGTATCTCGTTGCAAAAAAACGGTATTGAAGTGTTAAATTTTACAAATGTAACAGGAAACTTATTAATTGACCAACTGCAAGGTCAAGGGAATTATGTGATATACATTGAATCAGATACAGATATTTCTTTTACTAATATACAATGGTTTTTTGAATATGATAGATTCGGAGATGGTACGCAAATAGTAACTAAAACATATAACACAAGTGCTTATGATTACATTAGTGAGTTTACATTTGATATAACACAACAGATACCAACTATTAAAGTAATTGATTTTATTTCAGGTTTATTTAAAACGTTTAATTTAACTGCATACGTTGATAAAAATACAAATGAAATAATTGTAAAAACATTAGATGACTTTTATAGTGATGGTGTTCCTTATGATATTACAAAGTATGTAGATGTAAATAAAAGTTCTGTTAATATATCTTTACCGTATAGAGAAATTACTTTTGAACACGAGGATACAAAAACAAAATTAGCATCATTTCATAACCAAAAATTTGGTAAGGTTTGGGGTAGAGAAAATTTCACTAACAGTGAAAAGTTAGATGGAAGTATCTACAATATTAAAACACCTTTTTCACAATTAAAATATGAAAGATTAATTGATGGTAATAATGATAATCCAACAGATATACAATGGGGGTATTTTGTGGATGATAATGATGAAAGCTATTTTGGTAAACCATTAATTTTTTATCCTATTAGGCAAACACAAGGGGAATCAATACAACTTCTACCATCAACAACAAGCCACGTTGAAGTAACTGAATATAATATTCCGTCTAATAGCGTTGCTTTATCATCTGCAACAAGTAGTTATAATATAAATTTCTATGCAGAGAACAACGAGTATGGAGCATTAAATGACCCATCAGATAACGGATTTACAAACACATTATTTCAAGCATATTATAGCAACTACATTACAAGCGTATTTAATTCAAAGAATAGAATTTCAAAAGTAACTGCATATTTACCATTAAGGATATTACTTAATTATACGTTAGCAGATAGATTTGTAATTAATGGAAGTAGCTATAAAATAAATTCAATAACAACCAATTTAGAAAGTGGAAAATCGGAATTAGAATTATTAAACGATTTATAATGATAGAGAATATTTTATTTTTATTAAAGGATACAGACTGCAAAGCGGAGATTGTACAATTAGCAAAGGGAAAAAATAAGTTTCCAAATAGTTTTAAAGAATTAATTAAAAGACAAAAGCAAGAATTACAATGGAAAAAATAATAGTTGAGTTAGAAGCTAAAACGGACAAGGCTTTAAAAGGAATTGATGGAGTTGCAAAGAGCGTTGAAGAATTAGGAAAAGAAGTTTCTGATTCTAACAAGGCAACAACAAATTCATTAAAGGGTGTTGAAAAAGCATCTAAAGGTGTTGCTAAAGGGGTTCAAGCAGTTGGTACAGGATTAAAGGCAATTGGACTTGGTTTGATTATTGGTGCTTTAGGAACGTTAAAAGAACTTTTTGAACAAAATCAGAAGGCGGTTGATTTCTTTAGTGTTGCTTTTGAAACTGCTTCTGTTGTCGTTGGTCAGATGGTTACTGCTTTTACAAATGTTTATGAATCAGTTGCAAAGAGTTCAGAAAACTTTGATGCACTTGGTAAAGTGGTTAGCGGTATTTTAACGGTAGCAATCACACCTTTAAAGTTAAGTTTTTACGCAATTAAATTGGCAATTCAAGAAGCACAATTAGGATGGGAAAAAAGTTTTTTAGGAGGTAAAGACCCTGAAACAATTAAGAATTTAACGTTAGACATTTTAGAAACAAAAGGTGCTATTGCTGAGGTATCAAATGAATTTGTTGGTGCGGGTAAAAGCATTGTAGATAATTTTGGAGAAGCAATAATTGAAACAACAAACATAGCTAAAAACGTAGTTCAAGAAGTTGGTAAGATTAGTATAAGCACCGCATTAAAAACTGCAAAAGCAAATACAGAATTACAAAAATCTGCCGAAATAGCGGGAGCAATGCAAGGCTTATTATTTGAAAAGTTTGACAGACAAGCAGAAAAATTAAGACAAATAAGAGATGAAGAAAGAAACACTATTTCAGAGCGTAAAAAGGCAAATGACGAATTATTAATTGCAGTAAACAATGCTGAACAAGCAATGCTTTCACAAGCTAAACAACAATTAGCAATTGCAAATGCAAACCTTGAAAAAGATTCACAAAATATAGAATTTAGAGTTGCACAAATAGAAGCCTTAAAAGAACTTGCAGGTGTTGAAGCACAAATTGAGGGTATTCGTTCAGAACAAAAGGCAAATGATTTAGCTTTAGATAGAGAATCAATAGAGTTAACAAATTCTAAAAGAGATGCAGATTTAGAAATACAAAACAATAAAAGAGCATTTGATGCTGAACAAATAGAGAGTGAACTTGCAAGGTTAGAAAGACAAAAGCTAAATAATGAAAATGAATTAGCAGAAGAAACTGCAAGGTTAGAATCTAAAAGAAATTTATATAAACAAGGTACTATTGCATTTCAAGATGCACAAAATGAACTAACTGCATACCAACAAGCAAACGGACAAAAGCAAGTTACTATTGATAAAGCAATTGGCAAATCAAAAGAAAAGATTGCAATGGATTCTTTAGGTGCTATTGCGGGTGTATTAGGACAAAATAGTAAGTTCGGAAAAGCATTAGCAATTACAAGTGCTATTAGAGATACTTACACAGGTGCAAACAAAGCTATTGCACAAGGTGGTATTTGGGGTGCAGTTGCTGCTGCTGGTGTTATCGCATCAGGATTTGCAAACGTTAAACAAATAATTGGTACTAAAGAACCTGCTCAACCATCTTTTGCTACGGGTGGAGGAAGTGGCGGTGGGGTTTCAGTTCCATCAGCACCATCTTTACCACCAGCATTTAATATAGTCGGAGCAAGTGGAACAAGTCAATTAGCGGATGCAATAGGTGGGCAATCACAACAACCCACAAGAGCATACGTAGTTTCTAATGATGTTACAACTGCACAATCAATGGATAGAAATATTGTTGATGGTGCATCAATATAAAATATAAAAACTAACAAAAAAAACATTATATAATTATGAAGATAATAGAACTAATTTTAGATGAAGACGAAGCAATAGGAGTTGAAGCGATTTCAGTTGTTGAAAATCCCGCTATCGAATCAGACTTTATTGCTTTAAATAACCAAGAAATTAAACTTGCAGAAATAAGTAAAGAAAAGCGTTTATTAATGGGTGCTTTATTGATACCAAAGAAACCTATTTACAGACGTAATGGCGAAGATGAATACTATGTGTTCTTTTCTGCTGATACTGTCTTAAAAGCATCTCAAATGTATTTACAAAATGGTAACCAATCTAATTCTACATTAGAACACGATGGCAAATTAAGTGGTTTAACATTAGTTGAAAGTTGGATAGTAGAAGACAAGGCAAAAGACAAGACTGCTTTATACGGTTTAGATGTACCTGTTGGAACTTGGATGGGTAGCGTTAAAGTTGATAATGATGAGGTTTGGAATGATTACGTAAAGACAGGAAAAGTAAAAGGGTTTTCTATTGAAGGGTATTTTGCAGACAAATTAGAAAGACCAAACGAAGAACTAAAAGAAGATTTATCTGTAATGGAAGAACTTAAAAAACTATTATCATAATGAGCAAAGCGGTTTATTGTAAATGTAAAAACACTTATTCAATTGAATGTAAAGACAATCAAGATTGTGATGCACCTGATTATTGGAAGCAAGGAATAGGAAACATAAACGCAGTTGAAGAAGATAATTAAAACCAAAATGCAAAATATTAACTAAATTTTATTATATAATTATGAGTACAGAAAAGAAAGTATTTAGCAGACTATTTAAAGAGGATAAAACAGAGTTAGCAACGCAAAAAGTTGAGTTGGCATTAGTTGATGAATTAAAATCGTCTATTAAAATGGGATTAAAAATAGAATCTACTTTAAAAGGTCAATTAACAAGTTACAATGGATTGCTTCGAGCGGGGGATTCTTTTAGTACTAAATACAAAGAGTTAATTAAAAGCGCCAACGATTTAGGAGTTCCAATACCCTCTGAATTAAAGAAACTACAAAGTCTTGCGGAAGGTTTTACCAAAAAAGGTAAAGCATTGCAAAAAGTTTCTAATTTATTTTAATCTAAAAATTAATTAAACTAAATATATGAACACAAAAGAAACACTAAACAAAGTTAGAACCTTGCTCGGTATCGAAGTAAAGTTTGAGCAAATGAAACTTGGTAATGGTGCAGTTTTAGAAGCAGAAGTATTTGAAGCGGGTGCAGAAATCTTTGTCGTTGCAGACGAAGAAAGAGTTGCAGTACCTGTTGGAGAATATGAAACAGAAGACGGTAAAATTATTGTAGTTGCAGAAGAAGGTATTATTGCTGAAATTAAAGATGCAGAAGCTAAAGAAGAAGAAGCACCTGTTGAAGAAGAAGCAGTAAGTGAAGAAGTAGTTGAAGAAGAAATGGCAAATGAACAAGCAACACCTAAAAAGGTTGTGAAGTCAATTAGCGAAGAAACATTCTTTTCTGAAATTGAAAAACTACGTAACGAAATTAACGAACTAAAACTTTCTAAAACTGAAATAAAAGAAGAAGAAGTTAAAGTTGAATTATCAGAAGTTGAAGGAATTTCACACAATCCTGAAGCAGTAACTGAAAAAAAAGAATTAAACCTTTATTCTCAAAAAGGTAAAAGTACAGTACAAAGTAGAATTTTTAACAAATTAAATAAATAAATAAAATGGCATTATCAATAACAAGTACGTATAGCGGAAGTTTCGCAGGAAAATATTTATCGGCATCGCTTCTTTCCGGAAACACAATCGCAAATGGTTTAATCGAAGTAAAACCAAATGTAAAATTTAAAGAAGTTTTAAAAAGAGTTGACCTATCAGGAATGATTGCAAACGCAAGTTGTGATTTTACAGATGCGGGAACAGTTGCATTAACTGAAAGAATTTTAGAGCCAAAAAGTTTACAAATAAACTTAGAATTGTGCAAGACTCCTTTTGAATCGGATTGGTCAGCAATTGAGATGGGATATTCAGCACACGATAATTTACCAAAAACATTTTCTGATTACTTTATCGGACTAATGGCAGGTAAGATTGCAGAAGCTACTGAAAACAGTATTTGGAGTGGTTCAGCTGGTGCAGGTTCTTTTGATGGATTTTCTACAATATTAACTGCTTCTACTTTGCCAACAGGTCAAGACATTGCAAAAGTAGCGGGTGGAGTAAATGCATCAAACGTAATTGATGAATTAGGTAAAGTTGTAGATGCAATTCCTTCTTCTTTATACGGTAATGATGACTTATTAATGTATGTTTCACAAAATGTATTTAGAGCATATAAACGTGCTTTAGGTGGTTTCCAAGCAAATGGAGTTGGAGCAAATGGAGTAAACGGACAAGGAGCAAATCAAGATATTGATGTACAGTTCTTTGATGGTGTAAAAGTTGTTTCTGCAAACGGTTTAGCAGATGATACAATGGTTGCTACTTTAAAAACTAACTTATATTTCGGAACAGGTCTTTTATCAGATGCAAACGAAGTAAAGGTTTTAGATATGGCAGATTTAGATGGTTCTAAAAATGTTAGATTTATCGCACGTTATACTGCGGGAGTTCAGATTGGAGTTTTAGAAGACGTAGTTTTCTATTCTTAATCACTAACAATTAAATAATATTAAAGGGTAGGTGGTTAATCTGCTTACCCTTTTTTTAATAACTTAAAACACAAAACACAATGGCTTGTACATTAATATCATCAGGAAGAGGTTTAGCCTGTAAGACATCCGTAGGGGGTTTAAAAGCAGTATATTTTGCTTCTTTTGGAACTTTAGGAGCAATTACAGAAGTAGCGGGAGAAATTACCTCAATAGCAGGTACACCTGACTTTTACAAATACGACATTAAAGGAAGTTCTTCTTTAGAAACTGCAATAAATAGTTCAAGAGAAAACGGAACAACTTTTTACACACAAACATTAAATTTAACTTTACCTTTTTTAGATAAAGCAACACAAGAACAAATTAAATTATTAGCAACTACAAGACCTCACGTAGCGATTGAAGACTATAACGGTAATTTCTTTTTAGTTGGTTTAGAAAACGGTGCAGAAGTAACAGGTGGTACAATAGTATCAGGTGCTGCTATGGGAGATTTAAGCGGATTTACTTTAACTTTAGAAGGACAAGAAAGAGAACCTGCTAACTTTACAGTTTCTACGGTTGTAACTGCAAACACAAGTGCAGTAGTGATAGACCCAAACGCATAATTTAATTACTAATTGGTTTATTTAAAAAGGCATTCTTAATTGAGTGCCTTTTTTTTGTGTTAAATAAATAAAAATTTAAGATAAAAGTATTATATAAGTATGAAACATTTATTACCATCTACTGATTTACAAACTTTAAAGATTATACCAAGAGTATATACTACTTCTGTAATAATAAGTTTAAGAGATGATAGTACAAATAATGTAGTTTCTTTTACGCTTCCTAAAGCAGAGATTAAAAAGAATTATTTAGAACTATCTAATATTTTTTCTTTAAAAGAAGGGCATTTTTACGATTTAAAAGTATATGAAATAAGAGGAAGTTATAAATCATTTAAAGAAAGAGTAATTGCTTTAGGTGGAACTTTTGAAGATAACACTTGTTTATTGACTTTTTTACAAGCAGAAGGATTAGTTAATACTACTGATTTAGATATAATTTACAGAGATAAAGTGTTTTGTACAGACCAATCAACAAACCAATCTAATAACGAGCATTACACAGTTAATAAAGATGTGTATAAAGAACAGAATGGTAATAACGATTTTATAATATTATGAGTAAACACATAAATAAATACAGAAAGCCAACGGTGGTTAAAACAAATAACGAATCTAAAATTAGTTTTGTTAATTTAAGCACTTACACAAGTCCGCAAATAGTTGAATCTAAGAATAAAGAATGGGTTGAATTTGGTTCGGACAACAACTTTTTTCAATTTCTAATTGACAAAGCAAATGGTAGTGCAACTTCGGGTGCTTGTATTATTGGTGTTTCTCAAATGATATACGGTAGAGGTTTGGATGCAACGGACAGTTCAAGAAAACCTGAATCTTACGCAAGAATGATTTCTTTATTTAAAAAAGATGTTGTAAGAAGATTATCATACGATTTAAAATTGGCAGGTCAATGTGCAATACAGGTAATTTATTCAAAAGATAAAAAGACTATTGAAAAAGTAGAACACTTGCCAATTGAAACATTAAGAGCAGAAAAAGTTGGTTCAGAAGATAAAGAAATACAAGCGTATTACTATCATCCTGATTGGGCAAATGCAAAGCCAAGCGACAAGCCTACGAGATTACCATCTTTTGGGGTTTCAGATACACCAAAACCAATTGAAATACTTTATGTAAAGCCTTACGAAGCGGGTATGTATTATTATAGTACTCCTGATTATGTTTCGGGTATTCAGTATTCAGAAATAGAATCAGAGGTTTCTAATTTTCATTTAAACAATATTAAAAATGGTCTTGCACCATCGATGTTGATTAATTTCAATAATGGTATTCCTGATGAAGAAAAGCAAACTTTAATAGAAAATAAAATAAAGCAAAAGTATTCGGGTAGTTCTAATAGTGGTAATTTCATTTTGAGTTTTAACGATTCAAAAGAAGCACAAGCAGATATCACACCCGTTCAATTATCGGATGCTCATAACCAATATCAGTTTCTTTCAGATGAAGCACAAAAGAAGATAATGATATCACATCGTATTGTTTCTCCAATGCTTTTAGGTATTAAAGATAATAGTGGTTTTGGTAATAATGCACAAGAATTAGAAAACGCTTCTGTATTAATGCAGAACATTGTTATTAGTCCATTTCAAGACCTTTTAACAGATGCCTTTGATAAGGTATTAGCATTTAATGGGATTGCTTTAAACTTATATTTTAAGACCTTACAACCTTTGCAATTTTTAGATTTAGACAATGTAAAAGACAAAGAAACAAGAGAGGAAGAAACGGGTGTTAAAATGGCAAAAGAAAACGAGGGTTTCAATGATAATGAAATGCTTGATGTTTTAGATGGAGAGGTTATTGATTTTGAAGAATGGGAATTAGTAGATTCAAGGGAATTTGATGAAGAAAATGAAAATATTGAAACTTGGGCAAGTGGTTTAATTAAAGAAAAGAAAAGTACTCTAAATAAATTAGCTGACTTTATAAAATCAAAGCCAAACGGATTCAGTTATTTAGATAAATCTTTTTACAAGGTTAGATACTCGTATCAAGAAAAATATAGTAGTGTCAATTCAAGAAACTTCTGTAAAAAAATGATGAGCAGAACATCAAGTGGTGTTGTTTATAGATTAGAAGACATAGATACTGCTTCGTCAAGCGGAGTAAATAAATCATTTGGTCATAAAGGGCAAAACGTAGATTTGTTTAAATATAAGGGCGGTGTTAATTGTGGACACGTTTGGAGTGAGGAACTTTATAGAATGAAATCTAAAACCGAAAAGTATATTTCAAAAGGTAAAGAAGTGAGCGATATTCCTAAAACATACAGTCCAAAACCAAGAGGAAACAAAGAAAGTAAAATTGCACCAAAAGATATGAAAGATAACGGGCATCATCCAAATTATAAAGGTTAAGATATATGGCAACTGCATTATTCATAAGTAGAACAGATTTAGTAAAAAATACTATCATTGATGGTAATGTTGATACTGATAAGTTTATACAATTTATTAAGATATCACAAGAAATTCACATTACTAACTATTTAGGAAGTAAATTATATGATAAAATTTCAGCTGATATTGTAGCGGATACTTTAACAGGAGATTATTTGTCTTTAGTTAAAGATTACATTCAACCTATGCTGATACATTTTGCATTTCTTGAGTATTTACCATTCGCTTCTTTTCAGATTAAAAACGGTGGTGTATTTAAACATAGTTCAGAAAACGCTGAATCAGTAAGTAAAAGCGAAATAGAATTTTTAGTACAAAAGCAAAGGGATTTTTCAGAATACTACACAAGAAGATTTGTAGATTACATTTGTTTTAACAGTACAAAGTTTCCTGAATATTTGAACAATAGTGGTTCTGATATTGACCCTGATAAAGATGTTAATCCTACAAATTGGGTATTATAATGGCTACATACAAACCAAAAGAAGAAAATATAAGTCTTTTACAGACGTATTTAAGCAAGGTAAAAACAAAAAAATAAAATGACAAACGAAATTTATAGAAGTTCTTGGTGGGGAATTGGTGTTTATAACGCAATATCTTGGGGTGTAACGTATTTAATAGATTCTTTAAGTAATGCGTATATCGTTTACAAGGATAGAGTTATAGCAGATGGAGGAACATTTGAAAATAGTATGTGTTTAATGGAAGAAACAAGAAAATTTAATATATAAAATATGGCAACACAACCAAAATTAGCAATGATACCTTCAGGGTATAAAGATGGTAAACTCTATTCAGTATTACCTTCAGACGGAGTAGGGGATTTTGACGTTACAAGGGGTTCTAATGCAACAAGAATTAATAAAGATGGCTTAATAGAAACAGTAACAGGTAATACACCGAGATTAAACTATCCTTTAATAGATGGTGTAGTAAATGGTTGTCCGAGTTTGTTGTTAGAGCCGAGTAGGACTAATTTAGTAAGATATTCAGAAGCGTTTGATAATGCTTATTGGAATAAAAGTGGTTCAAGTGTAACAAGTGGATTTATTTCTCCTACTGGTGCTTTAGGTGCTTTTAAGTTGGTTGAAGATACGAGTGCTGGTTTTCATAGAGTTTATTCAATAAATGCAGTTGCATCAGGTACATATTCTTTTTATGCAAAAAAAGGAGAAAGAAGATACATTCAAATAGGTGCGGGAAATACTGGAAGTTTAGGTATTACTGCGCTTTTTGACTTAGAACTTGGAGTTGTTAGTAACATAACAGTTGGAGATGCTAAAATTGAATTTATTGCTAATGATTGGTATCGTTGTTCTGTTTCTGGTAGTGGAAATGGCGGTGTAACAAGTTTAAATTTATATTTATGCGATAATGATGTTATAAATTCATCTTATAGCTATGCGGGAGATGGAACATCAGGAGTTTACATATTCGGAGCACAACTAGAACAAGGCTCTTACGCTTCGTCTTACATACCAAACTTCGGAACTGCTTTAGGAGTCACAAGATTAGCAGATACTGCTAACAATGCGGGTAATGCTTCTACGTTTAACGATTCAGAAGGTGTTTTATTTGCGGAGATAAGTGCTTTGGCTGATGACTTGACTAATAGAATAATATCATTAAGTAATGGTACAAACGATAACATTATAAGTGTACAGTTTTCTAACGCACAAAGCAATGATATCATTGCCTACTACAATGCAACTGGTCAAACTGGTAGAGTTATATCTACATCATCTTACAATATTAAATCTTTCAACAAAACTGCTTTAGTTTGGAATAATTCATCTTTTAAATTTTATGTAAATGGTTATTTAATAGGTAGTTCAACTATTGAAACACCTTTAGTTGATGGTACTTTAAATAAATTAAAGTTTCAATATGGTAATGGTACACTTCCTTTCTACGGAAACACTAAAAAACTAGAATACTACAACACCGCTTTAACAGCTTTAGAATTAGAAACACTAACATCTTACACTTCATTTAACGCTATGGCTTTAGCACAAAACTATAAAATACAATAATATGGCAAATACAATGAAGTTCGGAAACGGACAATGGGCAACCAAAGAAGATTCAATATTAGCATACAATGATGAGAACGCAAACTTTAAGCCGTTGCCATTTGTAACTTCAAGAGCAAGTACTGCAACAAGAGTAAATAAAGCGGGATTATTAGAAACCGTTGCAAGTGGTATTCCAAGAGTTGACTATTTAGGAAATACTAAAGGAGCGTATTTATTA